CGTGGGGCGCTTGGTCATCGGTTAACGCCAAGAAATCGCGCCAGAGCTCATCGCAGCCGCAAGCTCTTCGCCCGCAACCCTATAGTGAGGATATGCGAGGTTGCGGCCGAAACGGCGCCGGACGAGTGCGAAGTCCATTTGAGGCTCCTGTTGCCTGGCAGCGCGGCCCGATGCCGACGCTGCGACTGGGGATATACGCCATTATGGCGTAACGCGCAAGGCCTTTCTTTGGCCCACACCCCGGCCCCAAGGGCTTCTGAAAGACGATTCCGCCACGCCTTGACGGGCGCCGGGCCGTGTTACCGCTGGCGTTGCCGCGGCCGTTCCGGCCATCGCCGGGTGTGGGGTGTGCCACCTAGAGCCAAGTGTAGCAGCGGTGGCACGGCTAGTGGCACGGGTTAACATGCTGAAATCAAAAGCAAAATCTGAAAGCGAGACACCGAGACACCAAAAATCGGCGATCTCGCGTGACACACACACACGCGCGCGCGCATGCGCACGAATACATATACATAGGTGTATCAGTGGCACATATATCTATAACCCATTGATCCGGTGGAGAAAAGTCCGTGCCACTGGCCGTGCCACCGCCGTTACACCTGCTGGGCGGGTGTCTCGAAAAGTATCCGGGGGCGGGTGATGGGGCGAAAACCTGGGGTGCCGAACCGACGGTCGCAGATGCTGCTGCCGATGCTGGCTGAGCTGGGGTACCGCGATCCGGCCGTGATCCTTGCCGAATTTGCCTCGATGCCGGCGGTTCGCCTCAAAAAGCTGATGGCGAACGATGCCGGCCGCGCGGCCGTGGCGGCGCGCCTGAAGGCTGCGGCCGAGCTGATGCCCTACTGTCACTCGAAGATGGCGGTAAAGGTGGACATCGGCGGAGAGCTGCCTGTGTTCCACATCCTGGGCGATCGGGATCAGATCGAGGGAACCGCAGAAATCAGCGCCGTTTCACTGCCCGCGCCGGGCGATGTCGGACGAGCCGACGTCGGACGACAGGCCGATCTGCTTGAAATCGTTCAGCCATTCCGGGAGCAAACCGATGATTGAAAATCAGCGGCTCGACGGGCGCGCCCGCGGGCGTGCGGCCGCCGGGCGCGGGCGCCCCCCGGAAATCGCCCCCGGCCCCCCCTATAGGGGTGCCTGCTCTCACAGGGCTCGAGTTCTGACGGCCTTCGATGTGCTGACGGGCGCGCGAAGTGGATTCGGGATTTCGGGTGCGGGGGCCGGGTCCGGCAAATCCGCTGGCGGCTGCAGGGCTGGGGGTGGGCGGTGAGCGTGGCGGTGGAGGCGGACCGCTTCGAGGGGATGTCCTCGGAGGAAATGGCGGGGCTGCACGAGGTGGACCTGCCGCTGGAGGTGACGCGGTGGGTTCCGCCGGGGCCGGTGAGCCGGGCGTTCTTCAACGATGACGCGAGCCGCATCCTGCCGTTCATGGGGCCGGTGGGCGGCGGCAAGACCTCGACCTGCATCATGAAGCGGCTGCGGATGGCCTCGCTCATGCCGCCGGATGCCGACGGCTGGCGGCGCGATTACGTGGTGGTGATCCGCGACACCTACCGGTCGGCGGCGAAATCGACGCTGGTCTCGTGGCAGGACTGGTTGCCGAAAAACTTCCCCGGCTCGTCGTGGACCGGCGGCGATGATCGCCCGGTGACGCATGTGGTGCGCGGCCAGTTGCCGGACGGCACAAAGTTCGAGGCGACGACCGAGGTGGTTGGCCTCAACGGCAACCGGATCGAGGCGGTGATGCGCGGCAAAATGTTTTCCTCTGCGTGGATCAACGAGGCATCGGACCTTCCGCGCGACGTGCTGCCCTATGTGGCGCAGCGCCTCGGCCGCTTCCCGAAAAAATCCACGCTTCAGGGTAAGGAGCCGTTCGCGCAGCTCATCATGGACTTCAATGCGCCCGACACCGACCACTGGCTGAAGGAGGTGTGCGTGGACAAGCCGCTGCCGGGCCTCGCGTTCTACGCGCAGCCGCCGGCGATGGTGCGCCACGGCGAGGGCGAGGGCCGGCGCTACACCATCAACCCGATGGCGGAGAACGTGAAGGCGCTGCCGGCGAACTACTACCAGAACATGGTGGCGACCGAAGAAGACTGGTACGTCCGCCGTTTCGTGATGAACGAGTGGGGCTACTCGCGCGATGGCCTGCCGGTCTACGCCGATTACTTCGATGACCGGCTGCATGTGGCGAAGGCGGCGCTCAAGCCTGACCCTTCGCGCCCTGTGATGATCGGGATGGACGGCTCGACCGCGGGCTTGCGCCCGGCGGCGGTGCTGTTTCAGGTGAGCGGCGAAGGTGGCATCCGGGTGCTGCGCGAGATCGTTCCCGGGCAGGGCTACGGCGCGGCGCGGTTTGCCGAACTGGTGGCGGCGGAACTGGCGGCGACCTTCGCCGGGGGTCCAGGCATCGTGGTGTACGCGGACCCGGCGGCGCAGTATGGCGGCGACCGCGAGGGCGGCCAGCTGGCGTTCACCGACATCGTGGGGATGATCCTCGGCGCGCCGGTGCAGATTCCGTTCAATGGCTCCAACGAGATCGGCCTGCGGCTGCAGGGCGTGAAGAACGAGCTGCGCCCGGGCGGGCTGCGCCCGCCGCTGGTGATCGACCCGTCGTGCCGGATGCTCATCCGAGGCTTTGCCTCGAACTACCGCTTCAAGCGCCGCCCGCCCTATTCGGCGACGCCGTGGGACGTGGTGCCCGACAAATCGACGCCATCGGCCGACGTGCACGACGCCTTGCAGTACGGCATCGGCGGCGTGCGCGGGATGCGCGGGGTGGTGAACCAGGCGGCCGGCGGCTGGAGCGCGGCCGGCAGCGGATGGTCGAGCCGGCAGGGCGGCCAGCCGAAAGGGCCTTGGGGGCGCAAGGCCCCAGGCGCGGCGTTCGATGTGACGAAGATCTGAGGGGGCGATGGAAGCGCGAAAGCACGATAGCGGGAAAGACCCGTGGCATCTTCTGCCGTGGGATGCGGCGCGCGAGATTGTGGTCGTGCTGGCGCTGGGGGCGGCGAAGTACGAGCCGCGCGGCTGGGAGGGCGGCACGGACTGGTCGCGCTATTTCTCGGCCCTGCAACGGCATCTGACAGCGTGGTGGATGGGCGAGGCGCGAGACCCGGAGACGGGCCGCCTGCACCTTGCGCACGCCGCATGCTGCCTGCTTTTCCTTCTGGCCTACGAGCTGCGCGGGGTGGGCCGCGACGACCGGCCCGGACGGGGGGCGCAGCCATGAAGGTGGTGAACCTGCCGAAGCGTCAGCTGATGGGCGCGGCCGACAAGGCTTTCGTTCTGGAGGTGCTGCGCGAGGTCAAGGCGGCGGTGGAAGCCGGGGACGTGGAAGCGCTGGCGATCATCACCATCGCCCGCGGCGAGGCTGAGGCTTCGGTGTGCGGCGTCATGGGCGTCGACATCATTGGCGCGCTCGAGGTGGTCAAGACGCGCATCGCCGGGGACGTGGCGTGTCCGGAATGACCATTCACATGCCCGCCACGCAGGTGGACCTTGCGGCCTGCGCCGCAGGCGTAACGACCGTGACTCAATGGGCGCTGGCGCGGGTGCAGGTGCGCCTGGGCTACTCGCTTGCGATCCGCGACGAGAGCGGCGGCGCGCTGGCGGTGGGCGGCTACGTCTACCGCGACGACGAAACCTGCGACGCCTGGTTTATGGCGGCGCCTGCCGCCGGCCGCCGCCTTCTGGCAATTGTGCGCCTCATCCGCTTGACGGGCATTCCAGGCCCCTATCGTTCGGCCATCGCGTTCGTGACCACGCCGGAGGGCCGGCGGCTGGTTCGGGCGATCGGGTTTTCCTACGCGGCCGAGCGGCCGGACGGGATGGAGGTGTGGCGATGGGAAAGGTCGTGAGCTCGATATTTGGCGGCGGCGACGCCAGCCGGGAAGCCCGCAAGGCCGCGCAGGCGCAGAGCCGCCGGGCGCTGGCTGAAATGGCGCGCGCCGCGGCGGAAGCCGACCGCGGCAAGGCTTCGGGTGGACGCAAGCGCGGCGGGCGGTCGATCCTGACCTACCTTGGCGCCGACGGACAGGGCACGCTGGGCTGAAAGCCGCACCGATGGCGAGCTATCAGGCAATCGATGCCCGGCGCAAGGCGGCCCAGCGCGCCAAGGACCTGTTCAAGCCGCTGCTTGACGAGGCCTACGAGTACGCCATCCCCTACCGACGCGGCATCGCCGACAGCGGCGCGGGAGAACAGCGCGTCAACCGCGTGTTCGACTCGACCGCGATGGAGGCGGCGCTGCGGTTCGCCGGGAAGTTCGCCCGCGACATTTTTCCGCAAGGGTTCTTCTCCATCGAGCCGGGCGAGTGGCTGCCCGACAAGGCCGTGCGCGAGGAAATGCGCGAGGTGGTGGCCAGCGTCTCGAAGATCGTCGACACGTTTTTCCTGTCGGGCGAATGGGAGCAGGCCAAGCACGAAATGGGCATCGACCTTGCGGGCGGTAACGCCGCGCTGCTGGTGCTGCCGGGAACGCCGGCGAAACCGTGCCGCTTCATCGTCGCCCCGATGGATGAGGTGATGTTCGAGAACGGACCCTACAACGACGTGACAGGGGTGTTCTGGGAACGCAAATGGACCTGCCGCGCCATCGCGCAGGAGTTTCCCCAGGGCCGCTTCACAGAGCAGTTCCGCCAGAAGACGGCGCAATCGCCCGAGACCGAGGTGACGCTCTATCAAGATACCGTCTGGGATCCGCGGGAGAACAAATGGGTGCGGCACTGCTACTGCGCCGATAACGAACAGACAGTGATCGAGCAGAGCGAAAGCCGAACGTGCCCGTGGATCACGCCGCGCTACTTCCGGGTGCCTGGCGAGGTGTACGGCCGTGGCGTTCTCATGCTCGCCATGCCTTCGATCCGCACGCTGAACACCGCCCAGAAGATCATGCTGCAATCTGCGGCCATCGCCATGCTGGGCATCTACACCGCCATCGACGACGGCGTGTTCAACCCCGACAACTCGCCGCTGACGCCGGGCGTGTTCTGGAAGGTGGCGCGCAACGGCGGGGTGCTTGGCCCTTCGGTGCAGCGCTTCCCCGATCCGAGAATCGACCTTTCGGGCATCGTGATCGACAAGCTGCAGATGGCGGTGAAATCGGCGATGAACGACAAGGCGCTGCCGCCCGACAGCGGCGCGGTGCGCTCGCCAACCGAAATCATCGAGCGGGTGAAGCAGATCGCCTTCGACGATGTGGGCGCGTTCGGCCGGCTGGTGCACGAAGGCGTGGTGCCGCTGGTGAAGCGCTGCGTCGAGATCGCCTACGATCTGAAGCTGCTCGGGCAGGACATCAACATCGACGACTTCATCCTGCGCGTCGAGGTGCGCTCGCCGATGGCGATGGCGCGCCAGCAAATGCGTTCCGAAAGCATTCTGCAGTACGCGCAGATCGTTGGCGCGACCTATCCCGACAAGCCGGAGATGGTGGACCAGCTGCTGCACCGCGACCGCGCGATGGAGCATGTGGCAAAAGCCCTGATGGTGCCGCACGACGTGGTGCCGACGGCGCGAGAGCGGGAGCGGATCGCTGAGGCGCAAGCCGAACAGCAGGCCGCCGCCATGGCCGCCGCCGCCGTGGCGGCTGACCCCGGCGCCATGACGCCGGCGGAGGCCGCATGATCGACGTGACGCTGCGCGACCTGATTTCCGGCGCGGGTGGCGACGCCACGATGCGCGACCTTTTCGGGCTGACCGACGCCCGGCTGAAAGCGCTGAAAGCCCGCCGCGAGATGGACGCCGCCCGCCGCCAGCCGGTGGCCGCGGCCATCGCGCGGGTGCTGGCCAGCGACGACGGGCGGGTGATGTTCGACGCCCTGCTCGACATGACCTTTCGCGGCCATGTGGACGTGGTGGGCCTCGGCCTGCCGTCTGACGTGGCGCTGCAGCAACTGATTGCGGAAAACGCGCGCAAGGAACTCGTGGTGCAGCTCGTGAAGCTCGCCCGGGAAGCGGCGGCGGACTGACCCGCCGCCGGAGTCGAAACAGGAGGCAATGATGACAGACCAACCGGCAGCGGGCGGCCCGCCCGCGGGCGCGCCCGCTTCGGCGCAACAGCACTCTGCCGCGGATGGCGCGGCGTCGGCGCAAAGCCCGGCGGCGGACTGGAAGCAGCTGGGCATTCCCTCGCACATGCTGAAGGACACGCCCGAAACGACACTGCAGGAGGTGTTCAAGGGCTATAAAGGGTTCCTCGATCGGCAGGCGCAGCAAGGCCCGGCCGGCAAGAGCGCCGACGACTACAGGTTCGACTTCGCCGACGATCTGAAACCGTACTTCCCCAACGGCGACGATCCGGCGCTGGCGGCGTTTCGCGCCGCCGCGCACAAGATGGGCTTGCCGGTGAAAACGGCGAACGCCTTGATCAACGAGACGTTCGGGCCGCTGGCGCGCGAGGGCAAGCTCGCGCAGCCGTTCAACCCGCAGGCCGAGATCGAGGGCATTTCCAGGCTGCTGGGAAAGACCGGCGCGGAAGCCGCCCCGGCTATCGAGCAGGCGACCACCGAACTGACGGCGTGGGCGACCAACGCCGGCCAGCAGATGCAGCTTTCGGAATCCGCCCAGATCGAACTGGAAAGCCTGCTGTTGACCGCCAGCGGATTCGAGCTGGTGCAGAAACTGCGCGGCGCGTCTGGCGGGCAGGGCTTCCGGCTGGGCGGCGTCGCGCCGGGGCAGCTGTCGCGCGCCGACCTCGAGGCGATGCAGAACGACCCGCGATTCTCCCCGTCCTCGCCGAAGTACGACCGGGCGTTCCGCGAACGTTACGAGGCCGGATGGCGGGCGCTGCCGCTGGACCAGATTCGCCGCGCCTGACGCCTGCAAACCGGGACGCGCTTTTTGGGGCCGGATCGCCTTGACGGGCATCCGGCCCGCTTACGTTCAGCCCCAGCACAGGGACGGACCTTTGAGCGCATGCCGGTTTCCCGTTTCACGGCCCGGCCGGCCAGCGAGTTTCTCCAGCCCGGTGATGACACCCATCATCAACGGAGACGGCAATGACCATCCAGGCCGACGCACATTTTGTCGAGCAGTACCGCTCGCGCGTCACTCACGTTTACCAGAACAAGGGCTTTCTTCTGAAGGGCATGCTGATGCCCGAGGGCAAGCTCGAGGGCAAAAAGGCCTACTGGCCGATTCACGGTTCGACCGTTGGGCGCAAGAAGCAGCGGCACATCAAGGCGCAGGAAGGCAACATCGCCAAGTCGATGGTCTCGGCTGACCTGCAGACGTGGGAAACTTTCGATTATATCGGCAAGTTCGATATGTCGCGCCAGACCATCAACGAGAAGGAGGCGCTGCAGGAAGCCGGCGCGATGGCGCTGGGTCGCGCGGTCGACCAGGAAATTATGGATATGCTCAATGCGCAGGCCCCGACGTCCGGGCCGTCGTTCCTCGACACCGGCGCCGCGGCGCTGACGGTTGCGGACATGATGCTGGTCATCTCCCGCTTCATGGGCGCAGCGCGCATTCCCGCCGACGGCCAGATTTACTGCGGCCTCTCGGCGCTGGCGTGGCAGCTGCTTTCTGGCGCGCGGCAGTTTTCTTCGGCCGACTGGGTGGGCGCAGACCTGCCGTTCAAGAGCCGGACACAGGGCCGCACGTGGAACTTCGTCAACTGGGTGCTGCTGCCCGACGATTACTTCCCGGTGCCGGCGGCCAACCGCATGGACCTGTTCATGTGGCACCGCCCGGCATTGGGGTGGTCCGATAACGTCGGCGAAGGCAACCTTGACGCCTACTTCCAATGGGACAACGCGTACGGCGAATGGACGCTTCGCCAGGAAGCCGAAGGCGCCGCCGTGTGCCTTCTTCCGCAAGGCCTCGCGCGCATCCGCATGGCCACCAACGTGACCTCGATCACGCTCAACTAACCCTGACCAGCGCCGGGCGGCCGACCGCCCGGCGCTTCGCCAACCTCCCTAGCGCAGGAGATTCCAATGCCTTTCGACGTGAAAAACCTCAACCGCAACTCCCATCTGGGCACCTTCGGCACGAACGCGCCGAACTCCCTTTGGACCTACGTGACTGAAGACACGCACGCCGTGGTGATCGCCGCCGGTTACTTCAACGCCCAGGCGCAATTCTTCCGCAAAGGCGACGTGATCCACGCCGTGACCAGCTTGGCGACGGCGACCCCGGTTTACCGGCTCTACGTGGTGACGGCGACGACCGCCACCACAGTGACCATCGCCGCGATCCTCGGCTCCGCCTGGACCTGACGGCCACCCCGGCCTTGCGCGCCACGGGCTCGACACCGAGCGCGCCGCAAGGCCAACCAGCCGGAGCGGCGGAGCCTCCCCGCCGCTCCGGTTTTCGACCGTAACCGGAGTGAGCCATGCCCGCCGTTTCCCACCTCGACATCGTGAACGCCGCGTGCGCGCTGCTCAGCGTGGAACCGCTGCAAAGCCTTTCCGCGGAGTTGCCCGGCGGACAGGCGGCGCAACTGCTTTACGACCCGGTGATCGACCTGTGCCTCGGGCTGGCGCCGTGGTCGTTCGCGCGGCGCACGCGCCAGCTGGGGCTGATCGCCGGTGTAACCTCCGATCTGGGCTATCCCTGCATTCACCAATTGCCCGCCGACCGCGTGGGCTTGCCGGAACGGCTCATTGAGGATCGTGAGCGCGTGGGCCGGACGCTGCAGGATTTCGATTACGACGAGGAAGGCCGCGTGCACTCCGGCAGCGCGCAGCTGTGGGCGCAGTACACTGCGCGGGTGCTTCCGGCCATGTGGCATCCGGTGTTCACCAGCGCGGCGATTCACGCCGTGGCGGCGGCGCTGGCGGAGCCGATGACCTCCAACAGCGGGCTGGCCGACACCTTGCGCGCCGCCGCGTTCGGCACGCCTTCCGAATCCTTCCGTGGCGGGTTGATGCGCGCGGCGCTCTCGGCCGACGCCCGCAACACTCCGGCGCGGGCGCTGCCAGCGCACTCCAACCCGCTGTTTTTGGCGTGGAGCGGCGGCGCATGAGCGGCCAGCCCGGACGGCTCCAGACGACGTTCAACGCGCTCGAGCTCGGCCCGCGCCTCATCGAGCGCAGCGAGCTCAAATACTTCCAGACCGGCGCGGCGCGGGCGGAGAACGTGGAAGCGCTGCCGCAAGGCGGATTTTCGGTGCGCCAAGGCCTGCGGCACATCGCCAGCGTGCCCGCCACGGCGGAGCGGATCGTGGCGTTCCGGGCCAACGACGGTTCGGTGTTCGACATCGTGCTTTCGGATTCGCTGGCGCAAGTTTACGGCATGGGCGGTTTTGCCGACACCACGTTGCTTGCCACGTTCACCCACCCCTACACGTCCGGGCAGCTTTTGTCGCTGGACTGGGCGCAGCAACTCGACACGCTGCTGATGTTCCACCCCGAGGTGGCGCCGCAGCGGGCGCTGTTCAACCCGCTCATGGACACATGGTCGTGCGCGGCCGCGCCGCTGGCCAACCTGCCGGTCTACGACTACGGCGCGACCTACACCAATGGCGTGGCGGCGGTGTGGGATCTCGAGTTTGTGGGCATGACGGCCGGATCGACCGTGTTCACGCTGACGCTGAACGGCCAGGAGACGAGCGGCATCAAGTTCGCCGCCGCGCCCAACACGTGGCAGGGCGTGCTCGACGCGCTCGGCAATCTGGGGCTGATCAAGGCCGGCTACACGGTGGCGATGTCTGGCGGCAACGTGCGGGTGACGTTTTCCGGCGCGGGGAATCTTGGCGACGAGTGGGCGCTGGCCGGCCGGGTGGTGAACAAGGCCGACGCGGCCGTGGTGGCCTTCAAGGTGACGGCGGGCGTGGAGCCGGGCGAGCCGGTGATTTCGGCCACGCGCGGCTGGCCTGCGACGGGCGTGTTCTACCAGCAGCGGCTGCTGATGGGCGGGTTCGAGAGCCTGCCGGCGGCGTGGATGGCCTCGATCAGCGGCGAGTTCTACAATTTTTCGCAGAAGATCAAGGACGCCAACGGCTCGTTTCTGGTGGTGCTCGACGCGCCGGGCGGCGAGCGCGTGCGCCGGATCGTCAACAACCAGTTTCTGCTGGTGATGACCTCGAACACGAATTACTGGGTGGCCGGTTCGCAGGACGGGCTTTCCAAGCTCGTGCCACCGCGCCATGTGCCCGCCTCTGACCACGGCGTGGCCGCCGGCGCGCCGGTGGTGCAGAACGAAGGCGCGGCGATCTACATTCACTCGTCTGGCGATTTCGTGGGCGAGCTGCGTTACACCGACGTGGACGGCAACTACGCCGCGCTGGACGTTTCGTTGCTGGCCTATCACCTGATCGAGCAGGCGCGCGACATCGCCATTCGCAAGAAGCAGAGCTTCCAGGCCGCCAACATGCTGTCGCTGGTGAACGGCGACGGCTCGCTGCGGCTGGCGATGCTGCTGCGCGAGCAG